AAACTATTTTGTGTAGACCAAGTAGCGGCAACTAAAGGCCCTGTATCGACTTTTAAAGCACCAGACGTAGAATTATACCAAACCTGTCCCGTAAATGAAGCAGGTGGATCAGAACTTACATTCTGTACCTTAAATCCATGTATGTCTTTGTACGTAGCCATTTAAATTTTTAGTCCTCTAATGTTATATCAGCGGGTCTTGGGTTACCAACTATAGCTGGTGCTTTTTCAGCATCAGGTAAAGCATCCCATGCAGTTTGTGCTGCAGTGACCTCAACGTCAACAATTGCTTGCGCTTCGTCTTTTGTTTTAACAGTTCCTAACACTTTATTAATCCAAAGATTTGCATCTTTGTTATGTGCAGGTACTCTCCAAACATTACCAGGTAAACCGGAAAATGCAATCTTTGAAGATTCTTTATGTTCAATGAATCCTTTGCCCCAGTTTTCTGCTACGCAGTATTGATGTGTTTTTGCCATAGTTTACTCCTTCGTTAATTAAGTTGTTGTTATTGTTTGTGTTGTTGGTGATGGTGATTCACTCCATTCTTCAGTTAAATTTCCAACACTAGGTACAGAAGGTCCTCCACCAAAAGCTAAAGCAGTAGTTGCAGTTCCAGCTGGTCCAAATTGATTTCTTCCAGTGTTCATATTATTAAGTTCAGTCCAACTAGTTCCATCCCAAGATTCTGTATCAGCTATAGCTGGACTTCCACCAAAAACTATAGCAGATGTATTTCCAGTTCCTGCACCCATTAATCCTTTTTTTGCACTATTTAAATCTGCAACTTCCGTCCAAGCACTTCCGTTCCAAGTTTCATTAATTGCTACATCAGCTGCAGGCGATTCCCCACCAGAACATATTGCAGAAGTTGAAGTTCCAGATCCTGCTGCTTGTTGTCTTCCAGTGTTCAAATTACCAACTGTTGTCCAATTAGTTCCATTCCAAGATTCTGTAGCATCAGCTGTACCGGTACCACCAAATGCTAAACAAGCTGTGTTATTTCCAGCTCCACTAACACTAATTCTTTTTCTTGCCGTATTCAAATCATTAACTTCTGTCCAATTTGTTCCATTCCAAGTTTCTGTATTTCCTACTGCAGGATATGAAACTCCTCCTCCAAAAGCTAAAGCGTCTGTGCTAGAAGCACCGCATCCTCCTAAATAAGCTCTAGCTGTACCCATAGGATTTACTGAAGTCCAATTAGTTCCATTATAAGATTCTGTTGTACCTAAAGAAGTGGGTGGTGCTCCTCTTCCACCAAAAGCTAAAGCTGATGGTTGAGTACCTGCTCCTGCTAAATAATATCTGTTTGTATTCAGAGTATTACCTGTTGACCATGAACCGACCCCTACAACTGTTTTTAATCGAAAAGCACCCGTACTAGAATTATACCAAACTTCTCCTTCTACAGGATTTGATGGGTCCCCGGCAACATTTTGAACTGCCGTTCCGTTGATCTCTTTATAGGTAGCCATGATTATTTATTCTTTAACAACCAACCCTGAGTTCCATCCGTATAGACCAAAGTATTAGCTGCTCTTTCTATTGAAACTGTTAAATCTGCTGCTGCTCCTTGAATATTTTCAGAATTTCTTCCAATAGTTAAAGCATTAGTATCAAATGTTCCTGCATAATCTACAAAAGAAACTTCGTCACCGATTGTTGGGGATGCTGGTAGAGTTAGAGTCCATGCACCGCCTGATGTGTCTGCAAATACACCTTCACCTGCTACTGCTGTGTAAGTTGTAGTTTTAACTGCTTGCCAATCTGTGCCACCAGAATTATCTACAAAAGATAAATTTCCAGAACCATCCGTTGTTAAAATTTGATCTGCTGTTCCTGTTGCTGTAGGCATTGTTAAAGTGTAAGAAGCCGATACTGTACCAGGAGCTTGTAATCCAACATATTCCCCACCCGTTGTATCTGATAATCTTAAATCACCTTGTGCACCAATTATAAAATTTGAACCATCCCAAACTAAATTAGCTGAACCACCAAAAGAAGCTGAATTATTAAATTGAATTTCTGTATTTGATCCACCTGGAACTCCTAGAGGAACGTCTACAACATTTGTTCCATCTGAAAATACTTGTTTAAATCCTTTATCAGTTGTAGAAAAAGTTACACCTGTTCCTGAAACAGTTTTAAATGCAACTGTAAAAGAACCTGTAGTTCCATTTTCTAATAAATATGTTTTTTCAATTCCGTCTGGAATTGTAACAGTTCGGTTTCCTGTAATTGTTCCTGTAAATTTTATAACTGCATTTCTTGCATTTGAAATAGTTGCATCAGTCATTTCAAGAGTGGTTGTTCCTACACCCCCTGCTATAGATATAGCTTCATAACCTGCAACTGCTTGTTGCAATAAATTTAAATTATTGTTTGTATTATCTCCCCATGTACCAGCGTTCTCGCCAGTGACCATAAGTTCGAGTTTAAGATCTGTTGAATAACTTGATGCCATTTATAAATTCTCCTATTAGATTTCTATTTTACTATTATTAAGCTGCTAAATCAACCTCTGTCCATACATTAGATACATCTGGATCTATCTCTGCCCATGCAGTTATATTAGGGCTTCCCACAGAAGCTGTCAATTGTATGCCTGTAACATCAATACCTGCTGTACCCGTAATTGTTACAGAACCAATATTACTTGATAACTGAAGTCCTCCTACACCAATAATTTGACCTGGAATTTCTGCATGTTGACCAAGTGAGATTGTTAGTTGTTGTCCCGTAACTGGTTCTACTGTTGACTGAATAAGAGTTATAGAACCCAAAGTCATTGTAGCTTGAATACCGGTTACATCTACAGGTGTTTTAGTACCCCCTACTGCCTGACCTGCTAAACTTGATAATTCTCCAGCACTAGTAACTGTTACGTTTGCATCTGCGGATACTGTAGAAGCTGTAGTTAATGCATCTAGTTGGTCTTCGGATGCAAGTACAAAAATATCTGAATCAATTTGAATAGAGAAAGAAGGACTTGCAAAAGTAGTAGTTAGTTGACCAGCACTTGTTACTGAAACATCTACATCAGTAAACGCTCCTGTTGCTGGGAAGTTTATTGTTGAAGTTAATTCTTGTCCAACAGCTATAGCAGAATAAGCTCCACCCCAAGCTAAGTTACCCCAAGTTCTTCTACCCCAACCTATTCCAGTTAGTGTAGTGTCATCGACAGTTGCGGCTCCTGGTGTAGAGGTTAATTGTTGTCCTGATACATCTTGTTGTTGTCCTATAGCAGCGGAAACACTTCCAACAGCCATAGACTCTAAATTTCCAGTAACTAAAAGTAATACAGAAGTCCCTGCTGTTGCTGATACAATAGTAGAAGTTAATTGTATACCTGAAACTGAAACAGTAGCGTTTGCAGATGTTGTTTCAGTTCCAATTGATGTTGTTAATGATAGGCTACTAAGGTTAACGGAGGTATCGCTTAGGTCTCCCCAAGATTCTGCACCCCATGTTTTCTTACCCCATCCAGTAGCCATATCATTTTAGTTCCTTATTAAGCAATTCTTAAAATCGCAGCAGATGTAGTAAATGCTGGGAATTGAATTGTAAAAGTTCCTGATGTTGCAGTTTTATCAGCACCGAAATCTAATACAGCAACTGCATCAGTAGTACTACTACCACCATTAGTTTGTGTATTATAAATCAAAGCACCTCTTGCAGTAAGAGTTACACCTGTAAATGATAGATCAGCAAAATCAGTAATAGCTATTGCTGAAGATACTTTTACACCTTGGTTAACCAAAGCTGAACCACCCGCAGTATATCCTGAAGATGATACTTCATTAGCTGTTGTATAGTTTGTTGTTGAAGCACCTAAAGTAGCAGCTGATGTAAACATCGCTAATTTAAATGTATCGCCGCCAGACCCTGAAGCATCAAAGTCGTGCGATCCTTGTAGTAATTCTTTTTTAAAAGAATTACAGATTGCGTTTGTTGTTATTGCCATAATTATTCTCCTTAATTAATTTATGTATTTGGAGTCGGTGAAGGAACCTGTATTCTAGGTACACCATCATCAAACTCCGCTCGTCTTCTTCTACCCATTTGCTGTAGGGCAAAATTCTGTACTTCTTCAGTATACTTGGTTTGGTATAGATTGTATAGATTATCGGGTCCTTTTAGAAATCTAAAAGCTTCTGTCAGCACACCGTGTAACAACATGGATTCTTGATATGTGGAAATAAAAGTAGTGTTAGTAGAAGTAAATTGTGCTGGGTCTGTTATATAATTGATCTGCACTTGTAGAGCAGAGCTAGGTATAGGAGCTACTAATAGATTAAAATCGTCCCAGTTAGCCCAATATTTAGGAGTTCCTGTTGTACCATCATTATTATATTCTGATATAAAACTAGTATCTCTTTTCTCTAAAAAAGTTCTATTGCCGCTTCCATCAATTACTTGAACAGATCTAATAATTGTTAAATCAGCAGGTAGGGAAACATATCTATTACCCGCTGTAAAATTTGAATTAGAATATTTTCTTAAGTCATCATAATCAACTTTACCTGCAATATCTAATTCAACAGATCTAATAAAATCTTGAATGATTTGATCCGTTAAAACATTACTATCTACTTCAGTGTAGTTACGAACTTGTGTTAAAAAATCTGCATATGCAATAGACATTATGTAATACTCACTGTTATTTTACCTGTACTAATTAATACTTCTCTTCTTCTATTTTGAAGAGATGGATCAGCTGGAATCATTGCACTTGTTCCTTGTGTTATAAAAGCAAACTGTCCTGGTAATGTTAAATTAGCTGTCATCATACCTTGGCCACCAGAGGATGCCGTTGCACCGTTCACGACTGTTGGTTGTTGAAAATCTTGTGATCTAGTATTTCTTAAAGCAACTGCGTCTGCTTTGTGATAAGGGGGATCTAGTTGTGGATGTTTAGGCTCATACTCTGAAATATGAACTAACGCACCTGTCCACTCTTTAACCATTTCTCTATATGGAAAAGCTTGACCCGATCTATCAGAAATTGCTTGTGATCTACTACCTCTTGCCCAAGACATTATACACCATCTCCAAAATAAGTTTGAGGTGAAATATAAACTGAAGTTCTTGAACCATCTTCGTTTAGAGCTCTAAGTAATTCATCTTCGTATAATTGTTTTAAAACTTGTATTCTATCTGGAGCTCTTTTTTGTGATAAATAAAATGCAAGCCCTGAACACATACAAGGTAAGAATCGGTAAGCAACATCTGCAGTATTGGTAAACGAGCCAGCGTCCTCAATTCTATTAATACTATAAAATTTTAAATAAGTATAAGTTGATGCATCGGGTGCAACATATAAATTAATTGTAGGATCTATTTGTCTATCCACATAATATTGTGAAGGTTGTCCTGTTGCTAGTTTATTAGGTAAAGCTGAATATGCAGATCTATCAATTTTAGTTAGTGCAATATCATTTGTTGCTGGTCCATCTGCAGCTTGAGCCGTTGATGAAATGTAAGCTTCTAAAACATCATTAACATTTGTTGGAACTGTGTATGTTGCTACACCTGCTGTTAGTTGTTGTTCATTTAATTGAACTTTCCAAAGGTGAACACCTCTGTTTCCCCACTCTGAAAATAAAAGATTTAAGCTACGTCTTGCACTTCTTATATCATTTCCACTATTCGTTCTTAAGCCGCATCTCTCGTATGCTTCTTCTATAATATCATCAATCTGTAAATCGAACGAAGTAGTTCCTGATGTAGCCATAATTCATTATACTATATTAAGTCTTTGATGTAATCACCACCTTTTGTGATTTCGTAATTTTGGCCTGATTTCAAAGACTCATCTTGTAGGCCCATTCCAGAAGTTCTAGCTGCGCCATAACCTTTAGTTGATTTAGCTTCCATACCTTTGTTAGCTTTCATCATTTTACCATATTTAGCTCCACCACCTTTTTTAAGTCCTAGTAGACCTTTTAAAGTTTTTAACTGTATGAATACTGATCCTGCACCTGCAGTAGCATTTACTGATTTCTTTTTAGCCATTTTACCAGACTTAGCTTTCATCATTTTAAAATCATCTCCAGATATTTTACCATCTTTGTTTTTATCTAATTTTTTTTGCCCGCCTTTTAACATTTGTCCTCCTGTAGAAAATTTACTTCCTGTATCAGGTATAGTATCTTTTTGTTTTTTTCTAGCTTCCTTCATTCCACTTCTGTTAGCTAATTGGTATTGTAAATCATCGTTAGCTCTTTTCATACGAGATTTATATTCTTTATCTAATTTTAAAATTTCAGAAGGTCTAACTTTTTCTTTACTTAATTTTATTTTTAATTCTTTATGATATTTATCTAAATCATCTCTACTTCCAAATTTTTTATCCCCTTCAAAATTTTTTTTTCTATTATTAGACATTTGATTTTGAGTGATGGGGTAATAAGTTTTCCCAAATTTTACTTTACTATATTTTTCGTCAGCCATATTTTTCTCCTTAAATTTTGTAATATTATAATAACATACTAAAAGACACCTTTAAATCCTAGGCCTCTAATAGCGGCTCCACCACCTCTAACTTCTCCACCGTGACTAAAATTAGGTTTAACTTTCTCTTCTTGAAGCATCTCATTTAAAGCTCTATCTTTTGCTTTTTGTTGACCTTCTTTTTTTGTTTTAGAATGTAATTGAGTTTCTTTAGAATCTTTATATTTATTGTATTTATTCATTGCTTTGTCGCCAAAGTAAGAAACATCTACTAAATCTTCTTCTATAAGTTTTCCCTTTTTTGCTTTTTCCGGAAAACCTTTTTTCATGTCACTATAAGAACCTTTAGAAATAGTTGAATCTTTTTTAGATCTAGAAATCCCAAGCTTACGCCTTTTATTTATATTTTCGTAAAGACTCATAATAATCCTTTTTTAGTGGCCACTTTGCTTATATAAAAAGCCGTTTTCCGTTATAACTATTTGAATTGTATCATTTCTAGCCTGTGTATGCTAGACCTTAACCTTTTTAACAATAGGCTTTTTCTTTAGTTTTTTAACTATAATTTTTTTCTTCTCATCTCTTGCTCCTCTTAATTGTCCATTAATTTGAGCTGTCATTGATCCTCTAGTTATTGCCATTATAAATCTACTGCCTTTCCTATTATTGGTTTATACTTAGTTTTATCTTCTTCTCTGAATGCATGCAAGAATTGTTTTCTAGGTTTATCTTCAGTATAACTACAATGGCACCATCCGCTGTTAGGTTCTCCTTTTTTGTAGAACTCGAGAATCATTTGATCAAAATCTAAATTTTTATATATCCAGTCACAGAGTTCAGCATTATCAACCCCTGGACATTCGAAATCAACGGCTTCTGCATCGCAGTGCTGACTATTAACTGAGCTACCTATTGCAACTGATAACTCTGGGGATCTATAACACGATGTCACAACCACGGGACCAAAATGATCTCTTACGGGTTGTAAAATATTATCACAAAGTAATTTTAATTTTGCTATTTGATCTGAGTTAGGATTATTATCTATGCCCTTACGGACAGCAGTGTCTGATTTAATTAATTCTTGAAGAGTGAAATTTCGGGAAAGATTCATTTATTGACAAGATAAACACTCATCGCT